CTGCCATTTCAAAACCTTTTTGTATATCTTTATAGAACATATCTTTTGGTCCTATCCAATATTCTTTCATATCAACTTTAGATGATCCTGTGTTTGATTTTGTTGTAGAGAAGGTAGATGTTTTCCATCCTTTGAAAGTATCTTTATTATAGTGAGTTAATATACTATTACAAATTTGTGAATCTAATACTTTAGGATAATAATATATAAAATTAGAAACTTGCTGATTGGAATTCATGATGTTCTCCTACTTGTCCTTTAATTTGTATATTCCACGCTATACTTATGCGTTTATTATTAGACTTATTTTGTTGAACCCAATGTGGTAACCAAGACGGAAAAAATACTGCTCTATTTTGTTTAGAAGCATAACTTAGTAGACTTGCATTGTTTACTGTAGTTTCTTTTTTTCTAGGTACAATCACATCAGCTGCAGGTCGTGGGTCGTGAAAAACTATACTTGCACCTTGATCTGAATGTAAGTAATAAGTGCCACTTAAAAAATTATTTGAATGAGTGTGCATTGAATGATGTTCATTACTTTTTAAAACATTTGCCCACATATCTGTTATTATAATATCATCAACATCATAGTCTAGTTTTTTAATTATCTGTTTACTTGTATCTAAAACTGCCTTTGAGAAATTGTAAAACATTGATTGTTTGTGAAGATTGGCTGATTTAGTTTGCCAGTTATCATCATAGTCTCTGTTCTTCCATAGATTACCAATGTAATCTTTCATACCTTGGGTGTCTTTTTCTGGTATAAAATCATCTATTAAAAATAGATTAGTTGCGAATATCTTTTGATGTTCCATTAAATAAATAACTCCCGTTTCTATCCCACTTAATATATCTCATAGGGATTAATCTCATATACCATGGTGTAGGACGACTACCTTTACAATCGTTCCATAGTGTATGTACTCTTCCGTATTTACCTGTCTTTGATAAACCTACACAAGCAGGCCAACTAGATTGCACCACTTGTAAACTTTTTCCATTCTATTGCGTTTTTAATTAAGAATGTTCTACTGTTTATACTTCTTAAAACTTGCTCAAGATATGAAACTACTTGTTTTAAATATGCAGCCTTTTGATCTGATTTTTGTAATTCATCATCTGAATCCATATAGATATGTACATCTGCTTTTAATATTTTTAAATCAAAAGGTTTTTCTTTATACACACTAGGGTCAGATTTGCCTGTATAATATTCCCACTTTAGTCTTGTCATTACTTTGTGGTCATACTCTGCCTTCTTTAATAATAAAGAAAACTTGTTAAAGTGTTGTAAGTATTTGTTGTGCAATAAAGGTATCTTAATTGATTCAGAGTCTAACTCCGTGTCATCAAGTTTAAAATCTTTATCCACTTGTTGTTGTAATTCTTCTAATGTCATATTGGTATTATATCATATTTTGGAGAGAAAGTCAAGGCTTTTGACCATTTTATTTTAGATTAATATTAAGTAGTAGAAACTTGTACTATCTCATAGTTTGTATAATTGAAACTAATCGGAGCAACTAGATAATCAACATCTGATTGTTTAACATCATAACTCAAACTACCCAAACTAGTCGGATAAACATTTTTAAATCGTATTTCAGTTTTGGCAATATTCTTACTATTCAATACTGTTAAAGTAGCATCTGAATATATACCACCCTCATTTAAAGGTTGTGGTACAGAGGTGCCTGTTACGGCTGTGCTTCTACTAGACCCAGGAAATCTATCTGAACCAGTAGATTGTAAGTCTTGAAATTGTTTATGATTATCAGGAAAACCTAAACCGACCATCCAGTCGTGTATCTCTTTATAGTTATTTAAATTTTCATCAACAAGAAATGACATATCAAGAGAAGCATAAGTTATCTTATCACCAGGTATTGGTATATCAACAAGTGGTGTTGTTTGTGTAGCGCCACCTAAAGTTATTCCTGGAATGTTTGCTGTCTGTACAAAATATTCAACTAATGGCAGTTTGGTTATCTTAAACCTAAACTGAACAGGACTAGCAAAATCTTGTTTAGACGGCTCTCTAGTAAATACATTTATATCTGTCATACTAATATTTATAAGAGTAAAAAGTAGGCTAAAAAAAAGGGGCGATAAACGCCCCCTTTTATATATTCGAGATAAGTCGAAATTACATAATGTTTGTAACTTTAACTCGTCTGTAGTATAAGTTCAGATCCCCAGCTGCAGGTGTTGAAACATCTACTGCGCCAAGTCCGTTACTTGTTGCGAAAGGATTAGCAACCATACCATATCTAGTTTTGAAACCGATTTTTGGTTGGAAACTATCTTGACCAACTGCTCTCACCATTTGTAGTGGAACATATGGGCAATAGAATAATCCTGAATCATAAGGTGAAGTACCTTTATAACCACAAACATAGAATTGACTTGCAGATACATTCGCTGAGTATGGATCAACATACACTTTGAATTTACCATTAAGAACACCAGCAAAAGTATTACCAGTATCATCAACATTTAAGTTTGAAGCTAATGCAGGAGCGTAATCTAAAACACCAGCCATTTGTAAAGCAGAAGCGACATCAGCAGAACATAAAATTATGTTTCCTTTACCTCTTCTAGTTTGTTGACCGATAGCGTTAGCATCTCTCTCTAATTGATACATTAACCCTTTGAACTTCTCAACTGACCAACGACCATTTGAGTCTGTGTCTAAATCAAAGATACCAGCAGTTGTTACATTTACTTGAGCACCTGGTTTAGCGTGTCCGTAAATAGTTCTTACTACTTCTCTGTTGATTTCTGCAAGAATTTCACTTGAAAGGATATTCGCAAGTTCTGTTTCAGCGTCTAAACCGTGGATTGCTTTTAAGTCTTGTGCAAGTTCCATAGTGTACTCTGCTTTTAGAGCTCTTGATTTCGCAGTAACAGTTACTTTGTCGATTGAGAAAGCCATTTCAGCAAACTCATCAGTACCGTCACCAAGTGTTTCTGCTTGTGCAGTTGTGAATCCAGAACCAGTAGTATAATCACCGGCAGATGGACTATCGTTTAATGTTGCAGGATTAGTTCCCGCTTGAGCATCAGGTGAACCTGAACCGCCAGCAGCATCTCTAGATGAGAAGTCTGTGTCAGCTTCGTTAAATAATGCTTCAGTACCACCCTGTGTAGCAAATCTTGACTTCATAGCGAAGATAAGACCTGTTGGACCAGTCATTGGTTGTACACCACAAATATCGTAAGCGATAAGGTTTGGCATAGCTCTTCTAACTAGTGATATTAAAACGGGATCCCAAGTATCAATAGATGAACCGGTTGCGTTTGCAGGTGCCGCCTCAGCCATGAAATTTGAATCTTCCCTTGTTGCTTTTTCTTGATTTTCAAGAATAACAGTTGTAACAGCTCTCTTATAACTATCTTCGATTTTTGGTAAATCTGGATGTTCTAGGACTGGCTGCCATTTTTCTTGTAAGTTTTCAGTAAGATACATTTTTATCTCTCCTTGTATTTATTTACATTTAGTAAAAACATTAAAACTAATTTATAGCCTTAAGGTTTTTTGATATTGCGGCCGTATATGCAGCCATAGCATTCGACTTACCAGCAGAAAAATCAGCAGGTTCGTTTGCCGCCACAGAATCAACAGAACTATCTTCCGTTACTTCTGATTTAGTTTTAGGGAAATAAGATTCTTTAATAGTTTCTAACTTCTCTCTAAACTTTTCAGCACTATCGTACTCAACATTTTCAGCCATAGATACAAACTTCTCTTTTTCTGTTTCTGCTAAATCAACAGTTACATCTAAGATTGCTTGTTTCTTATGAGATTCAGAAACTTCTTTAGTCAGATTTACATTCTTTTCAATCTGGTCATTAAGTTTAGATTCTAAGTCTTTTGTTTGATTTGTTAAGTCATCAAGTACATTGTACTTTTCTTCTGGAACATCAATATAATGTTCTTTAAACAAAGATTTAAGTCCAGTAATGAAGTCCTCAGCGATTTCGGTACGAATACCTCTTTCTACTGCTAAC